AGGCATCCGGCGCTTTCCCCGCTGTGCGCGAGGAGTGCTACATCGAGGTCTCTAGCTACGGCGGCGACACCACTGGTTACCAGATCCCGTTCAATATTCACTACACTGGCGCGAAGACCACGGGTACATTCAACCCGAGCACGAAGGCCTTCACCGAGGCCTAAGCATAACGGAGGTGTACAATGGAACTGAAAATCGACAGAGGCCTTAAAAGCTACGAGGTCAAAGACATCGATGGCACCCTGCTGGGCACGCTTTATGTCAACCCTGCGGACATTGGTATCGCGGCACGACTGGAGGAGGCCCGCCGCGCCATTCAGCAGCTGGCCGATGGGCTGGCAGCAGACGCGGGCGTAGACCAGATCATCGAGGCGGACAAGCTCATCCGGGAGCAGATCAACTACATCTTCGGTAGCGATGCTTCCTCGGTGTTTTTCAAAGGGGTTTCTGCCCTGGCGCTGCTCCCTGACGGCACCATGGTCTTCGAGAAAGCCCTCCAGGCAGCAGTCCCCATTATTGAGGACGCGGTCGGCAGCGCCGTCAGAGCCAGCCAGAAGCGTGTGCAGAAACACGCTGGTGCCTACACGAACACGGCCAAGGGCCTGGCCCCCGGCCAGAAGGCGTGAGCGCTTGGGAACTGCCCACAACCGTAGATGTAGATGGTCAGAATTTTGCCCTCCGATCTGATTTCCGAGCTGTACTTGATGCCCTTGCGGCGTTAGCAGACCCGGAAATGACTCAACAGGAACAGTACGCTGCCTGCCTTGAAATTCTATACCCAAAATGGCAAGCGCTGCCCGACGCAAATGCTGCGTTACGGGCAGCGTTTTTGTTTATCAATGGCGGACAACCCGAAGACTCTACAATTCCACGTCCTCGAATTGTAGATTGGGAACAAGATGCAGCCTTAATCGCACCCGCTGTTGATAAAGTACTGGGGTACAGTTGCCGCCGATGTGAGTACTTGCATTGGTGGGAGTTTCTCGGAGCTTTCTACGGTATTGGAGATGGGCTATTTGCTCAAGTCGTAAGTATTCGATATAAAAGGGCTCACGGAAAAAAACTTGACAAGAGCGAACAGGAATTTGCCAAAGAGAACGATCGAATCATCAGAATCCACGCTCCTGAAAGCGCGGAGAATAGGGCAGAAAAAGAGCGGTTGCTTGCGTTACTCAATTCATAATCCAACTCTAACAAAGTCAAAGAGAGGAGGTTGATTCAATGGCAGATGGGTCAATCACAATAGATGCCCGCCTGAACAAAAAGGGCGCAGAATCCGACTTAAAAGCGTTACAGGCAAAGGTCAAGAGCACATCAAAGCAGATTGGTGATTTAGATAAGCAGTTAAATTCTGCGCAAACAAAGCGTAGCGCATTAGGCGACAGCTTAAATCAAGCCCGCCAAAACGCTGATGATACTGCCGTTGCTCTTGAAAAGGTGAACGCACAGCTAGAAAATGTCAAAAAATCCCATCTTGCTGATATTAAATCGGATTACCCCGGCCTGAGTGATTCAAAAGTGCAAGATGTTCTTAAATCTCGCATGGAGGGGGAAACCTCTCTCCTGAATCAAAACCAAAAACTCCTCGATGATCTTGAAAAGCAAGATGCCAAAGTTGCTGAGATTGAATCAGATTACAATGCACAAGGCGATGCTATTTCTGGCTTGCAAAAGCGTCATGCAGCGCTTACCGCACAGCTAAATCAAGAAAACGATGCCGTAAATCGGCAAAAAAGTCTAATTCAGCATCTTAGCGGCGAAGATGATATGCAGGCCTATTTTAACAAACAAGCCGATGCCATAGAATCATCTTTTGCCAAAATCGAGAATCGGCAAAATAAAGCGTACGGTACTGTAGACGAATCGGCTACACAACACGCGGAGCGCATCGTAGCAGATACCAAGAAGGCCGTGAACGCCCAGGATAAGGCCGCCCAGGCCGCGGAGAACAGGGCTGCACGTGAACGCGCAGCTGCTAAGTCGCCTAAAGGAAGTTCCGTGCCCGGTTCATCTAGTTCTGCTGGACTACTTTCCGGCAGAATCACCGGATTAAACAAAGCGCTGTCTGGTACCCTCAACAATGCCCTGCGCACGGTCGGAGGTCTCGGAGCGCGTGTCTTTGATACCCTACAACGTGCCGTAGACGGCTTGCGAGCCAAGCTCACCCAGAGCAGTAAGAACCTCGCTAAATTCCGAAATCGCCTTATGAGCATCGTCTCCGGGGCTTTGGTGTTCAACCTGATCTCCGCAGGACTGCGGAAGACCACCGAATGGATGGGTTCTGCCGCGCTCTCCTCGGCCACGCTGAGAGCCGCGCTCGGCAACCTGCAGGGCGCAGCATCCACCGCAGCCGCACCGCTGCTTCAGGCGCTCCTTCCGGCTCTCACGGCCATAGCCAACGCAGCAGCAACCGCCTTTTATTACATCGCCCAGCTGGTGGCTTTCCTGACCGGCAAGTCCATAGGGGCGAGCAAGAGCGCAGCCAAAGCGATGGGCAAATACGCCAAGGCCGCAAAGTCGGCGCCCTGGCGAAGTTCGATGAACTGGATGTGCTGGATAAAAACAGCGGTGGCGGCGGTGCGGGAGCCATCACCCCGAACTACGACTTTAACACAGACAACCCGTTTCTTGACGAAATCTTGCAGGCCATCAAAGATGGCGATTGGTACGGAGTCGGCCAGCTGATCGGCGAGAAGCTGCGCGATAGCCTGAACGCAATCCCGTGGCCCGACATTCAGGACAAAGCCAGAGCATGGGCGACCAACATCGCCAACTGCATCAACGGCTTTATTGAAGTGCCTGGATTGTGGGAGGCCATCGGTCATACTGTAGCGCAGGGCTTGAACACGGCACTCATCTTTGCGGATACGCTCATGCAGGGCATTCACTGGGACAGCTTGGGCGCAGGACTCGCGAGAGGGCTCACCACTGCGGTGGCAGAACTCGACTGGCCCCTACTCGGGCGAGTCTTGACGGACGGAATGCGGGCAGCGATCCTCACGCTTTACAGCTTCGTCCAGACCTACACAGGCTGGGCAGACCTTGGAAATTCTATCGCAGCTTGCATCAATTCGGCCATCGCAAACATTCCATGGATGGAGGCGTGTCTGGGGCTTAGCGGATTCGTTGTCGGCCTTTTGCACACGCTCATCGCAACGGTGCAGGGCACCGATTGGACGGCTCTGGGCCAGAACATCGTCTCGATGGTAAGCGCCATAGACTGGGTCGGGCTTTTTTCCGCGATGGGTACACTCGCGATAGATGTACTGCAAGCTATCAATGGCATCCTTGATCAAGTCGATTGGGGCGCTGTCGGCCAAAAAATCATGGAGTGCATTGATGCTGTTGATTGGGCTGGCATTTTGTCTCAGCTCGGAGAAATCATAAACAACAACTGGCCTTTGCTGTTGGCCATTTTGGGCGCGGCCCTTCTGCCGCAAATCAGCACCTTCATCCTTTCCACCGTTCTGGGCACGGTTTTGAACGCCCTAGCCGTCTTCATCGCCTCGGTCGTGGCGTCCATTGGCCTCTGGCCGCTTTTGCTGGTGGCCGCGGTCTCGGTTATCTTGGCCGCGATCATCGAAACCCTGCGCAAGCACGGAGACGACATCCGAGCCGGTGTGGACAAGTTCGGCGAGACCATCGCCGACATCATTCGCAGCGCCGGAGAAAAAATCAAAGAAATTTGGGATGCTCTCTGGTTGGTTGTCAAGCTGATCGGCATGCAGCTGTGGGAGGATATTACTCAGGGCTGGAACGATTTCTGGACAAACATCGGCACTGCACTGGATAGC